CGTCACCGTGTAGTCAAGGTGCCCGTTCATGTACAGTGCAATGAATGCGTCGACAGCGTTCACGTTCTGCGGCGCAATCGGGGTGTCGAGGAAGTTGGTGGCGTCCTGATCCGACACGTACTGTCGCATCTCGGCTTCGGTCGTGTCGACTTCGAGTTCGATCAGGATCTTCATCGCACAACCCTCATGTCCTTGAAGCTACAGGCACAGTCCTCGTCGAAGAACCCATCGCCGCCGTTCACACCCTTCAACATGAACACCGAACGATCGAACGGGTTCTTCGTCGAGTAGCGGGTCCGTGGGTGGTTCACGCAGGCCAGGATCTTGTGGTACGAGCGGTCCTCCCAGTCAATGCCTGCACCCATGAGGGTCAACATCTCCCAGGGGAAGAGTCGCTCCGCGATCGGGAACAGCTCGGGGTCCGACTCGTTCAGGTGCCGCGTCATCACGGCTGCACGGGTCTCCAATTGCTTCACGATTCCTCCTCAATCCGTTTCGCCTCTGCCTTGAGAATACGCTCCGCGTCGGTCTCGGCCAACATCCCCTGAACGAACCTTCGCGACTTCTTGTACTCCTCGAACGACATCCGCTCACCTTCCAGGTGGGTCGTCATGTCTAGGTAGTTCAGGTACAACCTCTCGAGATCGGTCATCGTCCGAACACCCGTCTCCCTTGACTATCAGACACCACACGGCCTGTTTCGTCAACTACGATGTTGGTCTCGTATCGGCCTTGTGTGGTGTTGGCGTTTCTGGCCGATCGCAGCACACCGATCGGTTCCTTCCTAACCTTCGTTCCAGTTCCCCGAGCCGCAATCTCCTGGACCATCGAGGTGTACTTGTTCCGACTATTGCCAGGAACTCCTACCAAGTTACGGTCTGCCGTGCCTTTGGTAGCCTTACCTGAGTACTTGACGCGACTCTTGCTGGGAACGTAGTCCGAACCCCTAGACAGCTGACGTTGTCGTTGTGCCAGGACTCGCATCTGGATCTCGCGGACCTTGGCCTGTAGTTCCGCCTTGGACTTTGCGGCCACCTGGGCCTCCTTGTTGAAGGTTTTCTTTTATTATAATGGAGGTCCTTGAGGACCTTCTAGATGACCTTTTTAGAACGCCGTCTGCTTCGCGATCCGAGAACCCAGCCGACGATCCTTAGAGGTGGTTAGGATTAGCACTCTCTTGTCCGGCCGTCCTGAACCCGTACGCTCGGCAGGGTACTCGTACTCTGCCTGTGCCAGTAGTTGTGACACCTTCTCGATGGACAACTTGAACGAGTGTGCCTCTACTCGTCCGTCCTCGTGCGTGACGACGAACGCAGTGTTCGCTTCCTTCGCCTGTCCCATCGCGAACGTCCAATTGATCTGACGCTGGAGTTCGATGTCGCTCATCCAATCGATCAACTGTGCCTCGGGCAACTCTACCCGGTACGTGAGGCCGATACGATCCTGGTCAGCACTTGTCGTTACAATAATCGTAGCCACTTTGGCCCCTTTCGTCCTCGTAATAATTATAACACACGCTACTTGCTGTCGTCACGTTCGATCTGCTGGACTTTTCGTGTGTTTACGTTTGATTCGTTTGACACCTCGCTGGGAATTCTTACGATCCTAATGTACCACTGTGAGTTATGAGTTACGATTCCTCGTAACTGTCTCTGACGACTCAGAACTCACGGCAGAACACCGACTCGGAAAATCCCCCTAAACCCACCGTAAACCAGGCCAAATCCTCGTGAGTACGCTAACTTCGTCCGTATTCAGTTCTCGTAATTAGAAACGGTGTTTTAGTATATCTAGGATATGTTATATATAGTATAGAGTGATTGACCTTATACCCTAGGGTATCTTTACCCTTTTTTTCTGTCCTTTTCCTATCCTTTCCCAGTTACTGTTATATAATCCCACGTGAGACGCGTTTTTCCTAAAGATTCTCAAACGTGTTTCTAATCACCGATCTCTACGATTTGTACTAATTGGTACAGAGCCCCGAGAGGAGCTCTGCACTCTCTACCTGGAAACCCCCGCCGTGTGGTGTTTTGCGACCTCGTAGAGGAGGCCGGATTCCGTTCCGGACTTGTTCATCCAGATCACCGTCCAGTAGGTACCGTTGTCGATCCAAACGATGTCCATGCCGACTCCTAGTGGTAGACGTAGATCAGGGTCAGGAGCATCATCGTCGGGGCAGCAACTGCAACTGCGACCTGCAGGTCCCTGAAGAACATCTTCATCGGGCACACCGTGCTTCCGACTCCAGTCGGACCAGGGTCCACTCGGCCCACGTGCCCGAGACCTGGGCCGACTCCTTGGACCACTGGTGATATGCGATCGCTTCTGGAGACTTCTCCCCAGGGACGTTTCCGTTGGCCACCTCAGTGATGTAGGCAGCGGCAAGCTCGGTCATGGTGACCTCCTACTAACGGTACCCATCTGTTAGGTACCCTAGGGGTGTATATAGGCCCCCGACCTATATACCCCCTGGGATAACTACCCCTGGGTGGTAGGGGCCCTAAGGCCCCCCCCCCTTCCTTACAGGGCCACGTGCTTGGCCGTGTACTTGTTGACGAAGGCCTGGACCTCCTCGTTGGTGTACCGGACCGTACTCGCGGACTGTCCCTTGGTACGCTTGCTGATCATGCCGTTCTTGGTGTAGATGTACATCATCTGGGTGGGGATCTTCTTCGCGGTCAGGGTGGCCTCGAACACCTTGTTGATGATGGTTGCGATCTTGTACGCGGTGAACTCGGTCTCCGTACCGGTGATCTCCCGGACGATGTCCTCCAGGACCAGCTCGGTCTCCTCGACCTCGACGTCCTCGGCCAGGGTGGTCTCGAGGGCAGTGGTGTTGATTTCAGACATGATGGTACCTTTCGTGGAGGTGGTGGGTGGTTTTTGTTGGTTTTTATTTTTTGTTCTAACTATATTATAATGCAGGTTTGCAAGATCATCTAGACCCCTACGTGTTAATGGAAACTATTAGAAATTCAAGTGTTACCTTGTTACACATAAGTTCCATAGATGACGTACTTGAAGGTAACTCGATAGTCATGATATAATCAGTCATGGACGATGACTACCGGAAGGCACTCGAGCGTCAGCAGGCCTGGGTCACTGACGACGAGATCAAGAACCTGAACCTCGAGAGGGTTACGGGTTTCGCTTCCAAGGACGGCAAGCCTGAGGCTCCCGTCGACCAGGCGAACCGCATCATGCGGGAGAATGCTCCCATGGCAGCGCAGACGCTGGTGAAGCTCGCTCTGAGAGGAGAGACGGAGCAGGTGCGTCTGAAGGCTGCGGTGGAAGTTCTGAACCGAGCAGCCGCTGCTGGTACCACTGCAGATGGACGTGACCCGTGGGCCGCGTTCTACGAGGAGACCGCGGTGGAGAAGGCGAGCAAGAATGCCTAGTGCACAACTGCCTCAACACCCCGGAGGCGAATTCGGTTCCAGGGAAGTGACACAGGAGTACCTGGAAGGAGACGAGGGACGCACCTATACGGCAGGCGGGCGGGCGTACTACGACCCCGACACCACACGACACGTGGCCGGAGGGTACTGGGTTCTCCCGCCCGATGGACCACCGGCCGATGAGCTTCCGTGGGAGAAGGTTGCGGAACGAGAAGCAAGGCTGTACGCCGACCGAGAAGAGAAGAAGGAGAGGTTCCAGTGAAGAAGGCTGCGCCAAAGGTTGCCGCTGTGAAGAAGGCTGCGACTCCCGTGAAGAAGGTGGCAGCGAAGAAGGTCGCCACCAAGGCCTCCAAGAAGGCTGTGCCTCCGGCTTTTCGCAAGTAGCCATACTGGTTTAATATAGCGCCGAGCTGAAAGCCTAAGGAACCGATTCCTAACCAGCTCGACCCCAAAGCTGTTTCGCAGCGCTGAACAAGACCAGGCGTGTGGAGGGGTGGAGCGGCTCTAGGAGGTAGTTTAACACGGTAGGGAGCCGCAGTGACGGTCACGCAATACAAGATCAGGTTCCTCACTACGATTCTTTTTGTTTGGGGCGTTGTTGTAGCCGCTTACCTATACGTGTTCTTGTTCCAGGATGGGGAACAATTGCCGACATGGTTGCTAGGCATACCAACGGGGGCTTGGTTGGCAGTATTTCCGCCTTTGCCTAGACCGAAGGATGACAATGGACATTAACTACAGTACACAAGTCCTAATCTGGGTGGTGGGATTCGGTGGTGTTGGATGGGCCCTCGGAGCGACGGTTGAAAGTGTTAGGAGAAAGCGTGCGCAGAGTTCGCGAGTGGGGCGCTTGGATTCTCATCCTCGTCCTAAGCGTCGCTATGCTGACCCTCTACGTTGACAATTCCCGTCTTGTCGACTGCATTCAGGGTTACGCTACCCGTGACCAGCAGAACACCATCGCGCGTACTACTGTAGCTGACACAGAGCGTGCCGCCTTCCTGGTCATGCTGACGACTGTCGTGAACCCGAAGAGTACTCCAGCGATACGTAAGGACGCACTCGACGGGTACATTGAGCTGGTGCAGAAGGACGACCGCGTTCGCAAGGAGAACCCACCACTACCTGTTCCGACGGAGTGCAACTGATGGACGCGAAGGACTGATATGACGAAGACCATTGACAAGAATCTGTTCTTCCAGAAGGTGGGATACGAGCCGCACAGGCTCCAGCGACTGTTCCACAACTCGGAAGCACGGTTTCGTATTCCTGTCTGTGGTCGTCGGTTCGGTAAGTCGCGTATGTCCGCAATGGATGAAGCTCCAGGCTTGATGCTTCCGAAGCGTCGTGGTTGGATTGTGGGGCCGACGTATGACTTGGCAGAGAAGGAGTTCCGCGTCCTCTGGGATCTCTTCATCCTGCAGTTGGAGTTCGGCAAGAACAAGCGTGTCAAGAAGGCATACAACAAGCGCTCCGGCGAGATGTACATTGAGTTCCCTTGGCAGACGCGTGTCGAATGTCGCTCTGCAGATCACCCTGAGAACTTGGTTGGTGAGAAGCTCAACTTTGCAATCATGTCCGAAGCTGCAAAGCATAAGAAGGACACCTGGGAGCGATACGTTCGAGCTGCTCTTGCTGACGAGCGGGGACATGCCACATTCCCTACAACACCTGAAGGTTACAACTGGCTTCACGCTCTGTGGCAGGTGGGCCGTGATTCGAGTGAACCCGATTTCGAGTCATGGCAGTTCCCATCGTGGGAAAATCCATACGTGTACCCACTTGGCCGTCAAGATCCGGAAATCCTGCTGGTGGAACGAACGACTGCTCACGAGTGGTTCCTTCAGGAGTATGGGGCAGACTTCAGTGCGTTCGTAGGCAAGATCTACGGGGAGTTCCAGGAGAGTATCCATGTCGCTGATGTTAAGTTTAATCCGGCGTGGGACTCTTACGTTGGTTACGACCCGGGGTATACCAACCCTTGGGCCTGGATCTTCTTTCAGATCGACCCTCAAGACAACGTGTACGTTTGGCGAGAGCACTACAAGCCTTACATGCAGCTTGCAGAGCATATCGCGCTCCTACGTAATTTGCCTCAACCGGAAGGCTACCACCTCGACCTCGCCTTTGGTGATGCAGCAGATCCGGAAGCATGTGCTAGCATCTCCGAGAACTACGTTCCCGCGTTCGCTGAGCCGGAGGCTAAGAAGAACTGGCGAGAGGGTGTTGACCTTGTCAAAAGCTTCCTGAAGCTGCAGGATGTCTATACTCCCTCGGGTAGCCTCGTTGTCGTGGACGAACACGGGACACCTAAGAAGAAGCCGAAGCTCTTCATCGATCATTCGTGTAAGAACATCATCTACGAATTCAATAACTATCGAGCTCCGGACACGCGACCGGAGACGAATGTGCGGGAGCAGGCGAAGAAGCACGCAGACCATGCACTCGACGCGCTTCGCTACGGACTCATGCATATCGTCAAGCTGGGCTGCAATTCGAGGCTTACCGACCTCTACCCCGGACTAGATATGCAGCCTGAGGAACGTGACATGTTCGCCTTTACTGATGAGGGCGGACACTTCACTATGGAAGACTTGGAGTTCTGACATGAATGAGCAACTGGCGTTGCCGTTCGACGATGGGCGGGATGAGGGTTCGGTCGCTCTGGCAGAACTCCTTGAAGCGTACGAGCTTGTCGACGTGACGGATAACGGCGTGGTTATCCTTGGTGAAGGCAAAGAGCTCGCTGAGGTTGCTGTCGTTGGCCCGGAGTTGGGGTACAGTTCTCCTTCTCCCTGGACTGCCTGGACGAGGGAAGAGTGGAACCCGAAGCTCCGCGACAAGTTGGGGATCACCGAGTACTACAGGATGAAGCGACTCGACGGTATCATCCGTGGCTCCCTCCGGGCGTTCAAAACGCCTGTCCTGTCTGCGCACTGGTTTATGCAACCAGGCTCGGACTCCACACGGGACAAGAACGTGGCGAAGGCGGTCCAGGAGAACTTCGAGTCTGAGATGAACGTGTCGTGGTCGCGAACGCTTGAGGACATTCTCCTCATGTGCGAGTACGGCTACATGGTCATGGAGAAGGTCTTCCAGCTCAAGCTCGATGGCAAGGTCGGCCTTCGCAAGCTAGCTCCTCGGCATCCTTCGGACATCCAGAAGTTCGTGTACGATCGCAATGGTGGTCCTGTAGGTATTGTGATGGAGCCACTAAGTATGGTCGGCTCGAGCAATATCGAAGGCGACCCCAGTGCGAGCATTCCCATTCCGATCTCGAAGCTCGCCGTGTTCAGTCTCGAAGCAGAAGCAGGGGATATGCAGGGCATTTCGATCTTGCGATCCGCGTACAAGCACTACAAGTACAAGGACACGCTGTACAAGATCGATGCGATTCAGAAGGAGCGTCACGGCATCGGCGTCCCTGTGATCAAAATGCCTCCTGGCTGGAAGAAGCCGGACAAGGACTTGGCCGAGATGATCGGTCGGAACCTTCGCACGAACGAGCGTAGCCACATCACGTTGCCGCCGATGTGGGAGATCTACTTCGCCAAGCTTGAGGGGCAGCCGGTCGACTCTCTACCGTCGATCGAGCACCACAACAAGATGATCATGGCGAACGTGCTCGCACCGTTCGTGACGGAGACTGGAACGTCCAAGGAGTCCTTGGAGACGTTCTACAAGGCCACTCGCTACGTTGCTGAGACCGTGGCAGACACGATGAACCGTCACGTGATCCAGCAGCTGGTGGAGATGAACTACTCCCGAGTTAAGGCGCCCACACTCAAGGTTCGGCGGATTGGAGAATGGGAAGATGCTCGTACCCAGTCCTTCACGCTCCGTAACTACGTCGGAGCAGGGCTCATACGTCCTGACGAGACCCTCGAAGCTCACCTCCGGGAAGAGAACGACCTCCCGGAAATCGACTTCGAGACCCGTCAAGAGGTCGTGGCGCCACAAGATCCGAATGCCCCGCAAGACGGTACGGCGGCTCCAGGTACTCAAGCCAATACTCCCGCTCCTGCTGGACCTCCTCGGGTTGGTCCTCCTCGTCAAGGGGCTGCGAGTGCTAAGGCGCCTCGGAAGAACGGAGGCGTAGATAAGTC